GTTGACCAAGACGCAGGCTGAGGATTTCTTTAAGACGCATTTAAGTCCCACGGGTGGGTTTAATGAGCAGGATCTCATGCGTGCCACAGGCAAGACCTCTGCACAGCTGCTTGCCGAGATGAAGTTTAAGCCAGCAGGCGCACCGGTTGACCCACGTCTGCTGCCACCCACAGAACCCCTGCCCGATCTGACCGAGGAGTTTGTTGCACCCACAGCCCCACTCCCTCAAGCACCTCCTGTTGCGCTAACCGCAGGACAAGAGGGCCTTGATCCAAGCACCGCGATCGTGGGAGCAATTCCACAGAAAGAGCGCGTCACAATCCCGCAACTTGATACCGAGTTCAGAGCCTCTGCACCGAGAACTGCAACCTATGATCGCTTTGGGCGCATCACAGGTTATAACTACAGCCCTGCTGCCAAGCTCACCCCTGCCACGGGGACGAATGTCTTTAACTTTGTACCCCCAGGTATTACGAGCCGCCCACGGTCGCTGCTTAATGTTGGCGATGTACCGGGAGTCACGGTCGATCCGGTCACAGGCCAGATGCGTATGCCCTTGTCGGCAAGCCAGCGTTTTGCGCGGGATCGTGCCGAGTTGGATAACCAGTTCAGGCAGCTTTATGCGCGGGCAGCGGCAGCCGACACAAGCCTCCCGACCCAAGCGCCAGCGACAGCGGCAGCGGCGTTTCGCAATTTTGCGATGAGCGATCCGACGATGTCAGCGCAACTGCGGATACGCAATATTGAACAGACGCCCACGGTCAATCCAACGGCGGCCATGACCGCAGCGCGCAGTCAGTTTGGTCAGGCCCCGTATGCGGCGGCGCTCACTGAGGCGTTTGATCCCTTCCTTGCCAGGAACCGTGCATCGTTGCTGGCTAGCAAGGACATGCAAAGAAGTTACTTTGAACGCTACCCGGATCTGGTGACCGAGTACGAAAAGAATTGGTCCAAGACCATGAGCCCTGAAGAGTACGCCGCGTACCACTATCGGACATTGGGACAGAAGGAAGGCCGCACCCCACCCAATCTTATGGGCAGTCCCTACACGCAGCAATTCTTCAGCAAGGGCGGAGATGTTTCACGTGGAACATCCGAAGTTCCACAACTTGATGCTGAGGGCCAGTTGATCGATGAGAACGCTGAGATGCGTTCAGAGTCTCAACGCATGCTCAATCGTTTGAAGACCGCGCAACAAGAAAGCTATCGTCGTGGCAAGTTGCCGCCTGGGGTCCAGCGTGCGGTGACGGATGTCATGAGCGAGGATAAACCACCGCTTGTGCGAGGCAAAGCGATTCAAACCGCAGGCGATATTGTTGGAGGCCTTGTCAGCGCCACGCCTCGTGAGCCTACTAATCCGAGTGAGGCTTATCGCTTGATGCAGGGGTTCACAGGTGCTTACTTACCTACCGCGCCAGTAGTAAGAACAGCCCAGGCTGCAAAAATGGCGGTCCAAGAACCACGGGCCACGATGTCTGCTGCGCGGCAAAGCCTTGAGGCGTTAGGCGATATCCCTGTTGCACTGGCTCAACCCAATCAGCTTGGGGCACAGGCAGGAGCGGTTCGTCCCTACGGCAAGGGCACCGTGTTTTCTGGGGTCAAACTTGCTAATGACAGATCGGTCGGGTCATCGTTAGATGATTATATTGATCAGGGAAAGTCTGTTGCTTTTAGCGTCCCAGATGTAAATAAAGCGGATGCCATTCAGAAGTTCTTTGACACCAAAGCTCGTCGTTACATGTCAACGCAATTGGGCACGGAAAGAGATCCCGTGTTTGATGCCATCAAGAAAGGACGCATCAGCAATCTTGCGCTACACGACATCCAGGGGTTAAGAAAGTACGCGATTGAAGCAGCCAGAGAAGGGAAGTACAAGGTTAACAAAGAAACTGGTGAAAATGTTTTAGATCAGTATGGACGACCCATCTTTTATCCAAAAGATCTCCAGGCCGTTGTAGACGTGACCAAGGCCTACGATGAAATGGTTAATGTTCGACCCATGAGCTTTAAGCCGGGATTAGTACCAGAGGCCTATAAGACGATGGATCCAGCGTACATGCAAGAGGCTGAACGCGTTAAGGAACAGATGCGACAAGCGCTTGAAGCCGAGGGCCTTGATCCACAGCTCGTGAACCTTAAAAACGAGCCAATGATTCTTACCTCAGCCCGAGACACGGGTAAGCCTTACTATGCTGGCTATACGCATAGGATGGATGACTTCATCAAGGATAAGTTGTCAGGTGATCCAGAGGCCATGAAAGGTGTTCCTGAAAACATTCGTCGTGCGCTAGATCAAGGTGAACTTTTGTACGATGTGGGATTAAATAGAGGGCCCTTGGAGGATATTTTAGATCCAGAAAACATGGCCAAGTATCTTGCTACCTTAAGTCCCAAAGAGATTGATAAGATCCGGTTTGAGGATGCGGTCGTCGGATCTGCAAAGTTCAATCGAGAAAAGATTGATCGCAAGTTTGAAGGGTTGCGGCTTCAAGAGTTGGTGAAATCAGGTAAAGCACCGGATAAAGTTTTCTCTAAAGGCGTTAGCGAACCTTTACTTCAGTTTGGCGAAGGCCAGCGCTATCCAGGCTTTGCATGGAAGCGTCTTGAAGACATAAACGCAACCATACCCGAAGGAGCTTATGTGGGCCATTCGGTAGGGGGCTATGCTTTGGGTGGTGTAGGCTACGGTCAAGGTCATACCCAAGGATTTTTAACGGGCAAACATCAGATCTACAGTTTGCGTGACAATCGCAATCGTCCTGTGACAACTGTTCAGGTTATTGATTATGGAGACGAAACCAATCCCTATCGAGTGGTTGAGCAGATCAAGGGCAATGGCGCAAAGACAGGTAACACAGCTCCCGTTGATTACGATGCGGAGGTTTATGAGCTTTTGACTCAAGTTGTTAAACCGGATGCGATTAAGGAAAGAGATCCGTACTTGACTCCCATGCTGATTCAATATAGAGATGCCCTTGAGGCAAATCGCCAAACACGTTAAGGCCTAGACATGCCCATCGACAAAGCCCTCTACGAAGCCCCGCAGACCTCGATCGAGATCGAGTCGGGTGATGCGCCTGATATCGAGATCATCCTCGATGAGGACGGTGGTGCGACGATCGAGATCGGGGAAGACGAAGACGGTGATGTTGACTTCTACGCCAATCTGGCAGAAGTCTTGGACGATGACGTCTTATCCAAGATCGCCATTGACCTTTCTGCCTTCTTCGAGGCCGATAAATCCAGCCGCTCCGATTGGGAGCAGACCTATGCCAAGGGCCTTGAGCTCTTAGGCATGCGGTTTGAGGAGCGCACCAAGCCATTCCGAGGCGCGGCAGCGGCAACCCACCCCCTGCTCATGGAAGCGGTGGTCCAGTTCCAAGCGCAAGCGACCAAGGAACTCATGCCCGCCAACGGTCCCGTGCGCACGGAAATCCTGGGCAAAGAGACGTTAGACAAGTTCCAGCAGGCAGGGCGCGTGCAGGACTTCATGAACTACCAGATCACAACCGTCATGAAGGAATACACGCCTGAGTTTGATCAGGCGATGTTTTATCTGGGCTATGGCGGCTCGGTGTTCAAGAAGGTTTACTTTGACGCCCAGTTAGATCGGATGGTGTCGAAGCTCGTGTTGGCAGATGACGTGTTTATTCCGTACTACGGATCAAGCGTCATGAGCCAATGCCCACGGATCACGCATCGTATTGCGATGGACTCCAACGAATACCGTAAACGGGTGGTAGCGGGTGAGTATTTGGATGTGATTGTGGAAAGCGAGCTCTATCCGTCGGATGCAAGCCAGATCCGTTATCAGGTGGATAAGCAAACGGGCGTGGTGGAAACCGGTGCGCCCGAGGAAATCTTCTTGCTTGAGTTCCAGGTGGACTACGATTTGCCGGGATTCGAGGACACGGATGAGAAAGGCGAGCCCACAGGCATTAAATTGCCCTATGTAATCACGATTGATGAGGCGACCAAGCGCGTTATTGGCGTTAAACGCAACTGGAAAGAGGACGATGAGCGCAAAAACAGGCGCAATTACTTCGTTCACTATGTCTTAATCGAGGGCCTTGGGTCGTATGGCTTGGGTTTTGTGCATTTGGTGGGTGGTTTATCGAAGACAGCCACTGCTGCACTGCGTCAATTGCTTGATGCAGGCACCTTATCGAACCTTCCAGCAGGGTTCAAGGCCAAAGGCGCACGGATCGCGGACCAAGACAACCCGATTCAGCCTGGGGAATGGCGCGATATTGACGTAGGTGGCGCGGAATTGCAGCAAAACATGCTGCCGTTGCCCTACAAAGAGCCTTCGCAGACGCTTTTTGCCCTACTTGGGTTCTGCGTAGACGCCGGAAGACGTCTTGCCAGCATCGCCGACATGCAAGTTGGCGAGGGCAATCAGATGGCGCAGGTCGGAACGACGCTTGCACTGCTTGAACGCGGCACGCAGGTCATGTCGGCCATTCACAAACGGCTGCATTACGCATTAAAAGAGGAATTTCAGCTCTTGGCTGAGGGATTTGGCATGTATTTGCCAGACGAGTACCCCTATGACGTGCCAGGAGCGTCGAGAAAGATCAAAAAAGCGGACTTCAACAACCTTGTTGCCGTCCAACCGGTCTCAGACCCCAATATCTTCTCCTCGGCCCAGCGTCTGACGCTTGCCCAGATGCAGTTGCAGATGGCGCAGACCGCACCGCAGATGCACAACCTCTATGAGGCCTACTATCGCGTCTACACCGCGATGAATGTGCGCGATATTGACAGCATTTTGAAGCCGCAGCGCACACAAATGCCCAAGGATCCGGCAACGGAGAACGGGGATGTGCTGGATGCGATGGAATTGAAGGCTTTTGCAGGGCAACAGCACGATGCGCACATTGCATCGCACCTGATGATGGGTTTATCGCCCATGTTGCAGGCGCAACCTATGGCCGCGATGATTTTGCAAAAGCACATCCTTGAGCATGTGCGCTTGAAGGCCGAAGAAGCGACCGAAGCAGAGCTTTTCATGGCCTATGGCAAAGATCCTGACCGCATGGTGTCTGATTTACAGCGTGAAGCATCGATTGCGCTGAAAACTGCCATGTACATGCAGGAGATTCGCGATCTCCAGAACCAGTTGATGGGCAATCAAGGCCAGGGCCCTGATCCGTTGGTCTTGCTCAAAGAAAAAGAGCTCCAGATCCGTGCGCAAGACGACCAAGCCCAGCAGCAAATCGATCGCCAGCGTCTTGCCATAGAGCAGCAGCGCACCCAGGCCAATACCATGGCCAATCAGGCGCGGATTCAATCGCAAGAGCGCATTGCTGCCGAGCGTGCTACGGTTGCACGCGAGCGTGCAGCTATGATGGATCAAAACGCCCGCCGCGCGCAGCAAGTGCAGGCGATCAACCAACGGAGAAGTCGCGATGCCGCTTAAACAAGGCAAGAGCCAGAAGGTTATCTCAGGCAATATTGGTGAGATGATCAAGAAGTACAAGGAAACGGGGTCGATCGGCACCAGCAAGCCCAAGAACAGGGGCGCTGCCATCAAGCAGGCTGCTGCCATTGCCTACGCTACGGCAGGCAAGCCCAGGAAGTACAAAGCGGGCAGCACGCCTGCTGGTGTGCAGGGTCCGTTTATGACGGTCAAGAAAAAGGACGGCAATCGTCCTGTGAAAATTTACTAGGAGCATTAATCATGCCTATGACGTATCGCAAGCCCACCGCAAGCGAAAAAGCCAAGATGGAAAAAGCGCGTGAAATGACGCGTAAAGGCATCGAAGGCGAAAGTGACCTTTTGTCTAAGATCTCTACCACCGCAGCAAAGTCTGCTCGCGACGAAATCAAGGAAGGGCGCAAGATGATGGAAGAAGTGCCCGAGAAGGCCCGTGAATACGAGGCCTATCAGGAGGCAGGCTACAAAAAGGGCGGTCTTGTGACCAGCCGTGGCCAAGGTAAAGTGATGCGGACGAAGAAAACCCGCATTTGCTAATTCCGAGCCCTTCTGGTGGGGGCAAAACCACCTGCTTTTTCATGGACTGTGACCATGCTTGACTTAGTCGAACGCATACTGAGAGAAATTAGAACACTACGTGAGAGCACGGAAGGACTCGTGCTTAACGGATCGGTTCCTGATATGGAACGATATCGTTTTCTGATGGGTCGCTTAGAGGCACTCAAGCTTGTTGAGGTCACGGTCAAAGATCTTTTAAACGAGCGAGAGGAGAATCTCTGATGGCATTGACGGCACTTGAACAAAAGTGGCAGGAGCAAGAAGCCCAGCGCAAGCCCGCGTTGGACGATGCGTATGACAAGGAAGGCAACTTTGATCCGCAGTTGATCGAAGGCAGCGTCCTGAGTCGTTTGCCACGACCAACCGGATGGCGCATCGCTATCCTGCCTTATCGCGGCGCACAGAAAACCAAAGGCGGCATTGCCCTGTCTGAGGAAACCCAAAAGCGCACCCAGGTGGCTACCACCGTGGGTTACGTGCTGCATTTAGGACCGCTTGCCTACTACGACCAGGAGAAATTCCCTGACGGCCCGTGGTGCAAGGAAGGTGATTGGATCATCTTTGGTCGCTATGCAGGTGCGCGCATCCCGATTGACGGCGGCGAGATTCGTTTCATCAACGATGACGAAGTGCTCGGCGTGATCAATGACCCCCAAGATATCGTCCACATGTAAGGAACGTCCCATGGCCAATGAACAGTTGGAATTTAACTTAGGCGAGAATGAGGAGCCTGCAACCATCTCGATTAACGAAGACGGGAGTGCCGAGCAACTTGAAAAGCCGCAAGCCCCGGTGGTTGAAACACCCAGGCAGCAACAAACCACAAGCGATGACCTTGATCAGTACAGCGACAAGGTTCAAAAGCGCATTGATAAGCTGACCGCACGTCTGCGCGAAACCGAGCGCCGCGAGCAAGAAGCCATTCGCGTGGCGCAAGAGATGCAGTCCCGCATCAAGGATGCCGAGCAGCGTTACGCGCACGCGGATACGCAGCGCATGGGCGAGGCAAAGGGTCGCATCGAGACACAGGTTCTTGCGCTTAAGCAGATCATGAAAAAGGCCCGTGAGGAAGGTGACATTGACACCGAAACGGAAGCCCATGAGCGTCTGACCGCCATCCTTGTTGATCAGCGTCGCTTGCAAGAGGAAGCCGCACAGCGTGAGGCGTATGAACAGCAGCGCACAGCCCAGGCCCAACAGCAGCAGGCCTATCAGCAGCAACAGGCAGCGCGTCCTCAGCAGCCTCAACCCGATCCTCGCGCGGAAGAATGGGCCGAGAAGAATGAGTGGTTTGGCAAGGACGTGGCCATGACCGCAGCAGTCCGGGGCATCCATATTCAGCTTGTATCGCAGGAAGGTTTTGATCCGCGAGGCGATGATTACTACGAAGAGTTGGATCGACGCATCAAAGACGCCTTCCCACATAAGTTTCGTTCTGATAGTATGAACCGTTCAGCCAACCGTCCCGTGCAAACGGTTGCCCCTGCGTCACGCTCTTCGGGTGTGAACCAAAGCGCACGCCGCACTGTGAAACTGACCCCGAGTCAGGTCGCAATTGCCAAAAGACTAGGTGTTCCGTTAGAGGAATACGCAAAGTACGTGAAGGAATAAACCATGGATGAGCAAACACAAGACGTTTCAGCAACCGCGTTGCCGAAACTACGCCGTGAATCACGAGCAGCAGTGACTCGTGAGAAGACTGCGCGCCGTAAGCCCTGGGCACCTCCTTCTAAATTAGACGCTCCTCCGGCACCGGATGGATACAAGCACCGCTGGATTCGTCGCGAGACGATGGGATTTGATGACCGTATGAACGTCACAGCAAAGCTGCGCGAGGGCTATGAACTCGTGCGGGCTGACGAGCATCCTGACTTCACCTCTGCATCGATTGAAGACGGCAGACATGCTGGTGTGATTGGCGTAGGCGCTTTAGTCCTTGCCCGTATCCCCGAGGAAACCGCTCAGGAACGCAACGCGTATTACCTGAACCGAGCACGCGATCAACAAAGAGCGATCGACAACGAGCTGTTGAAATCCAACGCGCATGATTCGATGCGCATCAACGCTCCTGAACGCCGCTCTCGCACGACGTTTGGCAGCCGTCCAACGGCTGAAACTTAACTCTTTTGAAAGGAACGACAAATGGCTAATACCAATAAGCCTTTTGGAATGCGTCCACTCGGAAACCTGTCCGCAACAGGGGCGCAAAAGCAGTACGGTTACCTGATCAAAGAGGACTACGGCACCAATATTTTCCAAGGTGACTTAGTCCGTATTGTTGGTGGCTACATCGAGCGCGTCAGCGCAAACACCCAGTCTTCGGTTGGCGTGTTTAACGGGTGCTATTACAACGACCCTGTGACTGGCAAACCCACTTGGTCCAACAAGTTCATCTCCAATGCTGCGTTTACCGCTGACATTCAGGCTGATATTGTTGATGACCCAAGCCAGTTGTTCTTGATTCAAGCTGACAGCACCGTAATTGCCCAGACCGACATTGGCAAGAACGTGTATGTGGCTTATGGATCAGGTAGTACGACCACAGGCCAATCAGCCATGACGACCAGCGGTGCCCCTGCCAATACAGCAGGTCTTACGCTGAAAATCATTGGCTTGTATGCCGATCCGGCCAACGAGTTTGGCGCATATGCCCAACTCGTTGTGAAGATTAACAACCACAGCTACAGCAGTGGCGGCGTGGCAGGCGTTTAAGGAGCTAAATCATGGCAATTTCACGTGCCCAACTGGTTAAAGAACTTGAGCCTGGACTCAATGCTCTTTTTGGCCTGGAGTATAAGAACTACGAGAACGAACACTTGCAGATCTATGCTGTCGAGTCTTCTGATCGTGCGTTTGAAGAGGAAGTCATGGAATCCGGGTTTGGTGAGGCTCCGGTCAAGACTGAAGGCGCTGGTGTCGCATACGACAACGCGCAAGAGGTTTACACCGCTCGCTACACCCATGAAACCATCGCTTTGGCATTCTCGCTGACCGAAGAAGCCGTTGAGGACAACCTCTACGACCGTCTTGCAGCGCGTTATACCAAGGCTTTGGCTCGTTCCATGGCACAAACCAAGCAGATCAAAGCTGCTGCGGTGCTCAACGGCGCTTTCACCACCTCGCTTGGTGGCGACGGCAAGCCCTTGTGCGCGCTTGATCACCCGACCCTTGGCGGTCCTGATCTTGCTAACGAGCTGGCTACCCCTGCTGACCTTTCGGAAAC